TGCACCAGCACTATCATAAGGTGCAAAGTTGACACCAAACATTTCTAATACATTTGTAATTAAACTATCACCTATGTTTAGTATGAAACTACCAAAGTCAGTAAAGATACCTGCTAATGCTTTTATTCTTTCTAATACAGTTGCGTCACCACTAAAGATAGTACCTAGTTTATCAGTAACACCTGTTACTAAAGTTACGATACCATTGAAAGCGTCTTTTAAGAAATCAAATGTATTTGTGAATACACCTTTTACGAATGTTATAAGACTTGATACGACTTCTCTAAATTTAGGATTTTGCAATGCTTTCATAAACAACAAGAGAAGACCAAAGATACCTGCAGGACCTATAAGACCTTTAATTATACCACCAATACCACCAAGTGCTTTACCAGCACCTTCTTTAAGACCTGCACCAGCAGCTGCCATTGCATTACCTGGACCTTGTACTAATGCGGCTCTGGCACTTCTTGCTCTCTCTTTAAGCATGTCAGTAAACTTTCTACGCTCAAATTTCTTTTCATCTTCAGCAAGTTTGTTTTGCAACTTTAAAAATTTACTAGATTTGACACTCTCTTTGCCTAATCCTTCTAGTTGTTTTTTAACTGCTTCTAATTCTTCTCGTTGAGATACAAGTAGTTTTTTCTGGTCACGTCTAGCAAGTAACTCTTCCTGTGACATTCCTGTCATTTCTCTAGGAGTTCCGTCTAGTTTTTTGATTGTAGTATCTTCTGCCATTTAACTATTTATCTTATTTCTTCTTATTTGTTTTTGCTTGAGCACCAAAAAAAGCAGCAACAATACCTGCAACGGCGATGAAATATACACCTGCCATATCACCTAGTATTTTTGCGCCTTGTTCTAGTCCTGCCACGTTAGCAAGAATTACTGCTACAGGATACATTAACATACCATATAGTGAGTACCATGCCATTGTTCTCTGAGCGTCTCTCATAGCGTCAGCGTCTTCTAATTCTTTACGTTTAAACTCTAAATGCATTTTGTGCTCTTCAGCACTTACTTTACCATCACCATTTGTATCTGCTGGGTGTGGTTGTTGTACTATTACTTTTTCTTCAGCCATTTTCTTTTCTCCTTATTTTAGTTTCGCCTCTTTCATCTTTTTATTTTCTTCCTTTATATGTTCGTTTAATAAAGAAAGATAGATTTCACGCTCATAAGGCAACATATTTTCAAGTTCAGTAAGTGTGACAAAACTTTTATATATTGTCATCTTAAATATTAAATCATAATAAGTCTCTAAGTCAATATGAGAGAGGCATATTAAAAAAAACTTTGTAAACCCTCTAACACGACTTTACCTTTTTTCTTTGTTTTAGGGTGTGTTAGATTGACAGTATGTTTTAATCTTGGCATAGTCACAAAGAAATCTTGTATTTTAGCAAACTGTTCTTGTGTAAGATTGTTTACAAAATCATCTATTTCTTCTTTCTTTAAATCTACCGCTTCATGTGTTTCAACACCGTCTATAATTTGTTAGACACAATCACTTACTAAACCAATAGCGTCATCAGCAGATATATCTTTTAAATTTTTACCTGCATATGTTGATAGAGTTGGGTAACTCATTATCACAGACACATTGTCGTTTAGTTGTACTTTGTTGACATGTTTATCATCCATTTCAACTTGTATTGTTGTTAAATCTACCGTAGCAGGGACTTTTGTGTCTGGGTCACCTGGCAAAGGTACATTTAGTTTTATTTTTTCACCTACAGACTTTGCTCTAATCTGTAAGAAAATGTATTCTATATCAAATGATGGAAGTTTGTTTATATCAACTTTATTGAATGTACAATTAGAAACTATTTGTTTCAATGCATTAATCATTTCGTCATCACCACCTTCTTGTCCTTGTAGAAGTATTTTTTCCTCCTTGACAAGAAAAGGTCTAAACTTTATCTTTTCATCTGAGCTTGGTATAGTCAACTCATATTGTTGTGTATTCAGCTTTGGTAAAGCCATAATATATCTCCTTTATATAATAATTAAAAAGTAAGTGGCGGGAATATTTTACCACCAAATACTTTACCAATTGGGATAGAACGTTTTAATCCGTTGATAACGTCTCTACCTGTTCGTCTTAATTCAGGTGGAAGTCCTTGTAAGAACCCACCTTGACCAGGTTTCACCTCACCAGATGATAGACCACCAACTTTACCAGTTGAGTCCACATCTAAATCAAAGTTTAACCAATCTCTATATGCAAATGTTATATGCACTTTAACGTATTGATTTTGATTACCACTAGTCATATTGTATCTCACCTATCTGAGCAGGGAATGCTTCTCTTAATCTTACTCCGTATGTTGCCATGTCTCTATCATTTGCTTCATCAAAAGAACCTAGTTGGAATATGTCAACATTACCTGTGTACTCTTTATAAAAATTAAACATTCCTGTTTGATTATCATACACTTGTTTTTGCCACATTTCAAAGAAGTTTCTTAATCTTAAAAATTTGTCACCTATAAATGTCATTTGTATATCACCATATAACACTTGCACAGGATACTTATAAGGTGCTCCTGCAATACGATATGGGTTAGTAGTAAATGTTCTAGCAGGCATAGTAACAGTTTCACACATTAACGCAACTTCTTTTGCCATGTCAACATTAGTACCGTGTCTACCTGCAGGACCTACTGCTGTTTCTGAAATAACATTTTCTTTTTCTTGGTTACTTGCCTCATTAATGAGACCTTGTATAATATCTCCAGACGGTAATGTAACATTGATTAAAAATCTAGTATTACGAGCAACACCTTCACCTTTAGATAAGGCACCTCTGAAACGATTGATTGTAGTTTCAGGATTTGCTCTACTTTTTAATCTAGGATCACCTGGTATATTATCATATTCTCTACCACGTGGCAGACCTAATCTTATATCAAAAGGTCCTACTCTTTTACCTTGTCTAAAAATTGCCATTAAATCATTCTCCTACTAGCTGCATGTACTGTACTTGCTCCTGCTTTTCTGAAGTCTTGTACTGGTAAGAATATCGCAGGTGCAAATTCTTCTTCATCTAGTCTTAAAAATTTTGATGCCATTTGACTTCTTAAATAATGTTTGATTGTTGGTTTAATCTCTCTTACATTTTTTAGTGCTCTATAATCACCTTTAAAGTCTTTCTTTTCTAATGTTTCAAATAATTTCATTCTCAACGGTATTGGCAAGTAGTGAAAATTGATACCTAGAAATCCACCTGGTGCTGGTTGTATAGGTAACACAAGAGGAAACATATCATAGTATGGTAATATTTCTTTGTACTTTGGATTGTAACGAAAGAAATTTAAACCTCTGAATTGTGGACTTGCATATAACTTGCCTCTCATCAGTTTATTCTTTGTTATCGTATCCATAAGTGACTTAACTTTACCACGATACCATTGTAGCGATTTATCTCTATCGCCTGCCAGGTTTCTTATAGGTTCAAATACTTTTGTAGCCATGTTACTATTTATATCTAAATAAGGATATGATTAAGCGAAAGAAGAAGATAGGTAAGTATGTCCATAAGATGGCAGTAAAGAACAAGTATAGACCATATAATCCAGAGAAATATAAAGGTGACCCTACAAATATTATTTTTAGAAGTAGTTGGGAAAAGACAGTATTTAAGTATTGTGACTTAAATCCAGCAATAATTAAATGGTCAAGTGAGGAGTTTTTCATACCTTATCGTAGTCCTTTTGATAGAAAGATACACAGATACTTTCCTGATGTTTATATCAAATATAAGAACAAGGAAGGTATTATATCAGAATCCGTGCTAGAAATCAAGCCTAAAAAGTACACACAAGCACCTAAAAAACCTAAACGAGTAACAAAAGACTGGAAATATACTACAGAGCAGTACATACTCAACAAAGCAAAGTGGGATAGTGCTGAGATATACTGTAAAAAGAAAGGTTATAAGTTTGTGATTATTACGGAAGATGTTTTAAAACATTGGTCAACAGTTTCGCCATTATAACAGATAAATAGTATTATGA